GTGGACGAGTTGAGCAGAAGGGACACGCAATCGGCGGACGAGAGGGTGCGCGGCGAAGCTGCCAGAGGCACCGAATTTTCCCTTGCTCTGCTCCTCGATCCGCAACAATCGCCGGCGAAGCTGCCGGTTTTTTTATTGCCGAAGAGAGGGGGGAGAGGCGGCTTGATTGTGTATCGCGATTATTTCGAGCAGTGGCTGCAGCCGCTGGCGGAGTCCGCGGGACTGCCGCTCGAACCGCTGCCGCTGGAGGCGTCCGGGGAAGGGCAGGCGCCAGACGGAGCCAGGCTGCTGTATCGCGTGTCCGTGCCCTACGCGGATCGCTCGCAGCGGCACCGGGATACGACGGGGCCGTTGACCAGGCTGGTCGAGATGGAATGGCAGTTGGTCTGGTGTTCGCCCGATCCGTGGACGGCGATGGAGCACTGCCGCCAAGCGATCGGCTGGCTGTGGACGGAGGGCGTAGACAAGCTGGAAGGCTTGTCGGCCGCGCTGGTTCATGTCAGCGACGCGCAATGGGTGGCGGAACCGGTTCACGGACTGGAGATCCGCGTCCGGCTGCGCATGCGGGACTCGTTCGCCCGGACAAGTCCCGGCCATATTGAGAAGGTTCATATGACATTGAAGGAGATGAAGGAATAATGACGATCCAGGATGTTCAAGTGACGATTGATTTGCAGAAGCCGACAGGACGGTTGTCCTTCGGCATGCCGCTCATTCTCGGCAAGAAAGCGGGAGGATCGGCCTATAAGGAGTACGGCGATCTGAAGGCCGTTCAGGCGGATTTCTCCGAATCGACGGCGGAGTACAAGATGGCCGCAGCTCTGTTCGGCCAAGGGGACCGTTCTCCGGCCCGCATCGCGATTGCGGCATGCGATGAGCAGGAAGACGCGGCGGAGCGCCTCCGTTCTGTCATGGATATGGGCTGGTACTATCTGCTCTCCCCTGATAATAGCGAAGCGACGGTTACGGCGCTGGCGCAGGAACTGGAGAAAGAGGACTACCGCCTGTTCGTGACGCGCGTGTCCGACAAGACGAAGCTGCAAGCGTTGAAGGCCGCCGGATTCAATCGCACGGTCGCGTTCTATCATACCGATGCCAGCGCCTACCCGGATGCCGCGCTCGTCGGCTCGGTCGGATCCGCGGATGTCGGTTCCGTGACCTGGAAATTCAAGACCTGCACCGGCATCGCTCCATTGAAGCTGACGGCCGGCGAATTGATGGAGGTTCATGACGGCGGGGCGATTACGTATGTGAACAAGCAGGGCGAAGCCCGCACATCCGAAGGCAAGACGCTGTCCGGCGAATATATCGATGTCATTATGGCGCGCGACTATGTTCGTGCCCGCATGGAAATGCAAATTCAGCATTTGCTCAATCAATCCAGCAAGATTCCATATACGGACGCAGGCATCGCGCAAATCGAGAGCACGGTGATCAATGTGCTGCTGGAGTCGTTCCGCATGGGCATCATTGCCGCGGATGACAGCGGCGAACCGCTGTTCGGCACCACCTTCCTGCTTCGCAATCAGGTCGATCCGAGCGATCGCGCGAACCGCGAATACCGCGGCGGCTCGTTCTGGTTCGAGATTGCCGGAGCGGTGCATCAGGTGAAGGTGAACGGCGTCATCCGTTTCTAGAATGGCAGATCAGAAAGTCCGCTTTGCTGAAAAAACGGCCTTTTTGAACACGATTGAACAACCGCTTTTAATCCCAAAGCAGATCCTTGCGGGTGAAAAATATTGAATTTAAGGAAGGTGCACATTCATGAGTATCGGCATTTATGATGCGAAGCAAGTGTCCGTCGTCATTAACGGCGAGTATATTACGGGATTCGGCGAGAATACCTTCGTCTCCTGCGAAAAGGACGAGGAGCAGAGCGTAGCCCATGTCGGCGCGCGCGGCGAGGTGGCGATCGCGCACAAAAATAATCCGCTCGGCACAATCAAGCTCACGCTGATGTCGACGTCGCCGCAGATTGCCCTGCTGCACCGTCTGGCTCGCGAGAAGAAGCTGTTCTCGATCTGGGTGAAATCCAACAACGAGCCGGGCGAAACGATCGGGGGCACGCAGGCGATCGTGAAGAAGCTGCCAGCGGCCGCTTACGGTTCGGAGCTGGAGGATCGCGAATTTGAGATTCAAGTGCTGGATTACACGCATCGGGTGAACTAATTTCCATATCTGGATTCGGAAGAAAGGGTGAATGAAGTGAGCAAGCAACAGACGGTAACGATCGAGCAAGAGGAATATGTGCTGCAGCATCCGGGCGCCCGCGCACTGATGCGGCTCTATGATGTGGCGCTCAAAGCAGACGGGGGATGGAAGCTGGAGCCGTCGATGGACTTTTTCCTCCAGCATGTCATTGTGTCTCCGCGTCTGAGCTGGGAAGGGCTTGAAGAGAAGACCGACATCATGACGCCGCTCTGGCTCGAATGCGCGCGCTTCCTGGGCATGGTGGATACGCCCTTGGAATCCGAATCATCCGACGTATAGACATTCCATCTCCCGCAATCCGCTCCGGCAATTGTTCTGGCGTGTCGTCCTGAACAGCCGGGGCGGCATTACGTATGCGGAAGCGAGCGGGATGAGCATCGAGGAATTATGCGAGGCCGCCGCCGCTATGGAATGGATGTACGGGACAGGAGGGGGGCAAGTCAATGGATGATCGGATTACCAAAAATGTGCACCGCGAGCTGCGCACGATGAACGGCAAGCTGGACGAGATTGGCTCCGTGTTCCGGATTATGACGGACAGCATACAGGAGCAGATCGCGGAGATGAAGCGCGCCGCCAGACCGAAGCGGGGCGGACCCGCCCTGGCGACCGGCGGCATTACGTCGGATGTGAAGTCGATCGCGAATATGATGCGAAGACAGGCCTCTATCCGTCCGGGTGGGCAGAATCTTGCGCATGCAGCCCGGCCAAATGAGCTGGGGCAGCAGTTGTCCGCTTCGCTGTCGGCGCTTCAGAGCACGACGGTCGTGGTGCAAGGCCCGGCGCAAGCGGAGGACAAGAAGTCAGGGAATGAGGAGAAATCGTACTGGCAAAAAGCCCTTGAATTCGCAAAAACCGCTCAAGATTATGTCTATGCCGCGAGCGATAGCATCAAGAAAGTAAAAGGCGTCATCGAGAATGTGAACTATGTGAAAAAGCTGTTCACCGGGGATTCCGGCGGCAACCAATGCAAATGCTGCTGCTGTCAGGGCGGAGGAAGCGCTATGTCCGGCCTCGCGGGGGGAGGACGGAACAAGAAGAAAAAGCCGGGCCGGGGCAAACCTCTCAAGCTGAAGAGAGGAGCTCCAGGCCGAAGCGGCGAAGGAGCGCAGCGGCAGAAGGAGCTTGGCAAGGCTGTCGCTCCGTCCAAGAACGGGGCCGCTGCGCCGCCTGGCAAAGGCGGTACAGGCGTGCCGCCAGCCAAAGGCGGATCACCGGTTCCGCCAGCCAAAGGCGCTCCGGCCGCGTCGCCGGCCAAAATCGGTTCAGCTACTCCACCGTCAGCAGGGAAGACGGCCGCCCCGCTGGCAACGGCCGCGTCGTCCGCTTCGGCTCCGCAAGGCCATAGCGCATCGGCGTCCACGCCGTATGTGCAAGCGCGACGAAAAGTCACGAATCCGAAGCCGCAGCGGGGATTTTTGAAAAAACTCGGAAAATGGGGCACGGTAGCTGCCATAGCGGGCGACTTCGCTTTGAATATGTTCGGCCGCAAAAAGGAAGCGGAAGGCGGCACCGCGGCTGCTCCCGCAGATGCGATAGTAGCCGCCCAGACGACGGCGGAGACCGTGCAATCGGTTCAGGCTGCGACCGGGACGATGGCGGACATCGCCACTTCGACGTCAACCGCCTCGGATGTCGGCAAGGCCGCGTCCGCCGCGAAGAAGACGGGCTGGTTCGGCAAGCTGCTCAAAGGCGCCCGCGCCGTGAGCAAGGCGACGAAGTTTCTGCGTTTCACGCCGGCCGGATTTTTGGGCGGGCTTGCTTTGGATGCCGGGCTGTGGGCGGCAGAGAAGTTTTTGCTTCCAAAAGAGGAGGAACAACCCGCCGCCGCGCCTGACGCGAACAAGCTGAGCGTGCAAAGCCAGATCTCCGCCACGACGGTTGCTGCGGGTACGTACCGGCCAATGGCAGATGCCTCTATCGCGTCCGTCCCGCCTTCTGCATTACAGGCTCCTGTTCCTTATGGCAGCCAGGGCAATGCTGCTCCTCATCTTCCTGCCGGGAACCGGAGCGGCCTCGATGTCACCGCGAACAGCAACGTGGTCATGAATCTGAATGTGAACGGCTATATCGATATGCGGATGATCGAGGAGATTAAGCGGATTGCGCGAGAACAATTCGACGCGTCGTTCCGTTCGTTCGAGCGAAGCATCGCGAGCAAGCTGCCGCCGCCGAAGCCAATGCCGAAGCCAATGGTTGCGGAAGGAGGCATGATGTCCTATTAGTACGCGAAAAAGCAAGTTAGGCGGAGTCGAACTGTTCGTGATTTCCGAGGAACCGGAATATTCGGTGCAGGTAAGCAGCCATAACATCGAGAAGGGCGGCATGGTCACCGACCATGTACAGAGGGAGACGGTGAGCCTGCATTTGGAAGGCTTGCTGATCGGGCCGCAGGCCTCGAATTACAGGCATCGGCTCGTCACCGCGATGAATGAAGGGAAGCTGTTGCAATATAGCGGCCGCAATATGCTGTTGAATTGCGTCATTACGAGTCTGCGGACGACGCATGACAATTCGATCGCGAACGGCATGTCGTTCGCGATGACCTTGAAGCAGGTCAACCTCGTCAAGATCGCATACGACAAGCTGCCGCCCAAACGGAAAGCGGCCGTCAAGCCGAAGAGCCGCTCCGGCAAGCGGAATACGGCTTACCGGCCGAAGCCGGATGTTCATGTCGTCCGCAACGGCCAATCTATCAAAGATATCGCGGCCTACTACCAGGTCAGCGAAGCGGGGATTCGGGCCGGGATGAAGCTCGCCGGCATGCCGGGCATCGCGCAGGCGGGCATGATCGTGGCGCTTCAGACCGGGAAGAAATTGCTGTCGGACAAGAGCAAGACGAAGGCGAAGGGCGAGCCGATACGGATGTATCGCGTTCAGCCCGGCGACAGTTGGCCCTCGATCGCCAAGCAATTCGGAATCAGCGTAACGGCATTGCACGCCCTGAATTTCAAAAGGGTCAGCACCTATATGAGTCCGCCGCCAGGGACGGTCATTCGCGTAAAATGACGCGATCCCATGGGGAGAGCCCGTCCCGCTTGACGGGCGGCGGACAGAAGGGGGGAGAAGCATGGCAATCATCCGGATCGACAAAGATCTCATTCCCTACTCCTTCGATATGGACTTGGGGGAACGAACATACACGTTCGAAGTGCGCTACAATGCGGCGCATGATTATTTTACGGTGGATCTGTCCGAAGGGGATAAGCCGCTCGCGCTCGGCGTGAAGCTCGTGTGGGGGCTGCCCTTGTTCGAGAGCATGGAGACGCGCGAGTTCCCGCTGGAGGTCATCGTGCCGTATGGGGACAATCCGGGAGAGTTGATTACTTGGGACACGCTGGGGCAGTCCGTGCACCTTCATTTGGGGGATGACGATGGAATACTTATATAAGCGCGGCTGCGAGATTTTGATCGGCGGATACCGCTTCACCTACGGAGACTTGACGATGCACGTCATTGCCGACTTCGACGACGACAAGGAGCCGAGCGAATCGACGGTGGAGATCTATAATTTATCCAAGCATACGCTGGCGAATATTCGGACCGGCATGCGCATCATCGTGAACGCGGGGTACGGTAAAGACCTTGGCACGGTGCTTCAGGGCCGCATCGTGGAGGTGCGGACGAAGCGGGAGCAGACCGAACGGATCACGACGATTCAAGTGAAGGATGACGTGGCGGTATCCATCTATGAGATGGCGCATACGTACCGGCCCGGGACGAAGGCGAGCGCGATCATTCACGATCTGCTGACGCTGGCGCAGATTCCGCATGGACCGGTAGATTTGGAAGCCGATCATACCTATATGAAGGGCTTTATCGTGAAGGGCGATCCGGTGGACGCGATTCGCCGCGCGGCTTCCGCCTGCAAGACCGGCGTATATACGCGGCAGGGGAAGCTTTATTTTCAAGCGCAGAGCAAGGGAGGCGGAGGAAGCTCCATTGTCAGGCTGTCGCCGAAGAGCGGCTTGATCGGCAGTCCGCAGTCCTATGAGGAGAACAAGGAGGCCGGGGTCCGGGTGACATCGCTTCTGAACTACCGGCTGCATGCGGGAGCGCAGATCCGGCTCGTCAGCGAAGAGTTCGAGGGCGTGTACAAGGTGAAGCGGGGCAAGCATACGGTGTCGACGGATCAATTCCTGACTGAGGTGGATTTGGTCAAAATCTAGGCGGGGGTCATTTTGGCGAAATGGGAGAAGGAGGTGGCGCGCATTGGGAACGAATCGGGCGGTCAGCGCCCTGGAGGCCTGGATCGATCATAAGATGTCCGGAACGGCGGGCGCGCAGATCGGCACGGTGGTCAGTCTGGCGTCCGGGACGGCGGATGTGGAGCTGGACGGGGAAGCCGGTCTCATCCGTTATCAGCTCCCGATGGTGGAGCAGGCTCCGGACATCGTGATCGAACAGGGGAGCCGCGTCCTCGTCGTGTTCACCGAGGCGGGCCAGAACGGCGGCGTCATTGTCGGAAAGGTGGCGGGATCATGAGAACGTGGGCGCTCTATGAAGGAGATATTCGGGTAACCGATGGAGATATCGCCTGGATCGACGGGCGCGAGGAACTGGCGCAAGCGGTTCGCATTCGGTTGAGCACCCGTTTGGGCGAATATTTTTTGGCGCCGGATATGGGGCTTGATCATGAGCGGCTCGTCGGCAAGCAGGTAAGCGAAGACAGCATTCACGAGGCGATTATGCGCTGCATCGCGGATGAACCGCGCGTGCAATCGGTGGAAGAGGTAACCGTGGAATGGGATGCGCATTCGCGCACCGTGCAGGCGCGTGTCTGGATGACGAGCGCGGACGGAGAGGAGGTTGAGCTTGTCTATGCTGACAGCAGCGGGATTGAAGCGTAAGACGTACCATGAGATTTATGAGGAAATGGTGGCCGGCGTGAGCAAACGGCTGGGCCAGGATATCAATATGTCGGAGACGTCGCCGCTCGGCATGATGATGCAGGTGTTCGCCTGGCATTTGGCGGAGCTGTGGGAGGATGTCGAGCAGGTGTATCACGAGTCGTACATTCAATATGCGACAGGCGTCCAGTTGGATGCCTTGGCCGTATTCTACGGTCTGCGGCGGAAGCTGGAGCAGGCCGCGCACGGGCGCATTCAGATTACCGGAACCCCGAATTATACGGTGCAGCCGGGATTGCAGGTTGGCACGAAGTCGGGGGTCTGGTTCACCACGGACGAGGCTTGCGTGCTGGGCGAGAGCGGCACAGGCGAGGTCACGGTGACGGCGATGGTGCCGGGCAGCAGCGGCAACGTTCCGGCGGGCGCGGTCACGGAGTTGCTTACTTCGGAGAAGGAGATTGCGGCGATTACGAACCCGGATAGCATGACCGACGGACGCGAGCGGGAAAATGACACCGAATTCCGCGATCGGCTGCGGGCGGCGCGGGACGGCAGTCATGCCGCCACGGTGGACGCGATCGTAACGGCTCTACAGCAGCTTCCGGAGGTGAAGTCGGCGGCCGTGCGCGTGAACGACACGATGGAGACGAACGCGGAAGGCGTTCCGCCGAAGTCGATCCGCGCCTATGTGCATGGCGGGCAGTCGGAGCAGATTGCACGGACCCTTTTCGAGAAAAAGGCGGCGGGCATCGGCACGGATGGTGCGGAGAGCGTCAAGGTGCGGGATGTGAGCGGGAACGAGCATGAGGTTCGCTTCAGCCGCATGAAGCTGCTGGATGCGCATGTTGAAGCCGTCGTCAAGGCGGGACCGTCGTTCCCGGCACGCGGAGAAGACGACATCGTCACCGCGATCGCGCAGTATATCGGCGGCGTCGGCGCGGATCGGCAGGATTATACCGGCCTGCCGCAAGGCTCGCGCATCGTGTACAGCCGCCTGCTGGCGGCGATTCAGAACGTGGACGGCGTCGAAGAAGTGAGCGAATTGAAGGTGAAGCTGGGCGCGGGCGACTGGGTCAGCGGCAACGTCGATATTCCGCTCTACGAGGTGGCCCGCGTGGCGCCGGAGCGGATTAAGGTGGCGGTAAGCGATGAGTAAGCTGCATGATGTGATGGCGCTGCTCCCGGATGTCATCGACAAGGAAGACAGCCGCTTCGCCCAACTTGTGAGCGTCTGGCTCGAACAGATGAACGAGATTCGGGCCACGGTGGAGCGCATCTCCGCCTGGAAGAGCATCGAGCAGGCGGAAGGGGCCGCGCTGGACGACATCGGCGGCAATCTGGGCCAGCCCCGCGGGCAGGCGACCGATGAGATCTACCGCATCCTGCTGCGCTCGAAGCTGGCCCGCATGAATGCGAGCGGGGATATCGATTCCATCATCGGCGTGCTGGCCTTGGCCCTCAATGCCGATCCATCGGTTCTGGCGATCCGGGAAAAGCAGAACGACGCCCATGATCCCGAGCCCGCGGCGATTCAGGTGGTCAAGGTTCCTTACGAGCAGTTGAACCGCGTCGGCATGAGCCCGGCTCAGTTCGTCCGCCTCGTCCAAAGCGTCACCTCCGCCGGCGTCCGCGTGGCGCAGGTGGATCTGTCGGGGACGTTCGAGCTGTCGTCCATGGCGGACGAGCCGGAACAAAGCGAGCACGGGCTGGCCGATGAAGCGATGACCGTCGGCGGCACGCTTGGGGATGTCTATACGCCGGGTCATGATTATCCGATTCCGGTGTAAGAGAGGTTGCAGCATACACTAGCAGTTTTTTACTTGAAGAAGTAGATTCCTGAAATGGTCTGAAATTTTTTCAATATATTCGATGTGGGAGGGAGCCATATGGCATTTAAGAAGCCGCTTCCGGAGTGGAAGCAGCCCGGCATCCGGCCGCCGGAATCCAAAATCAAAGAAGGCTACCAGGTTCTCGACAAGCCGCCAGCCGCCTGGATGAACTGGCAGATGAACACGACCTACGAAGCCTTGCAGGAATTGCAGGAAAAGGCGGCGGAGAAGGAGGATGTCTCGAAGGCGCTGGGAGAGGCGAAGGCGTATACGGACGAGAAGGTCGCCGATATCGACCTGACCCAAATCTCGCCGGAGTCCATCGGGGCCGCCAAGAAGTCGGACCTGGACGCACACGCGGCCGACTCGGTGAAGCATATTACAGTGGCGGAGCGGGCTGCGTGGAATGGCAAAGCTGATGTGAAACACACCCATGACGCATCCGATATCACAACCGGCACAATGGCGGCTGCACGACTGCCTGCCGCAACCACAACGGGGCATGGAGTTGTCAAGCTATATGACGGCGTGGACGGTGGCTCAGGAAATTATTTAGCCGCGTCACCACTCGCTGTAAAACAAGTATATGATGAGATGATGCTGGTAAAGCAATCTGCCGTTGATGGTAAGGGTAAAGTAGCGGAGGCCATCAACGGCATGGGTGGCGGGCCAGTCTCCGTTAACAATACTTTCGACCAACTGGCCGCCGCGATTAAAACAATCAAGAAAGGAGATGTATTAGAACTAAACTTTTATGAGCGGAGGGTGTCTGATTCACCGGAGTGGAGGTACTATACTGTCGCGGAAGCGTCCGTAAAGAAGTTCCTGGTCTTTACCTCAAGAACCCTTTATACTGGTGACCCTAAATTCAATAGCCAAATGGTTATTACGAACTCGGAAGCAGAAATAGAGCTATATATCCAAGACTCAAAAGGCACTCGTGTCAGGATTTTTAATGTATATAACTTTAACACCTATGAAAGTGAGAGACGAGTTATCAACGATATTGAAATTGACCTTCGAAAGACTGGGCGCGAGGTTGTAGGTTACTCTTCTCGTATAGGTGACAACTACGGTAGAGTTGAGGAGTTCGACCTCCCCACAAATTTCGACAGGGCAAATGGAATTAAAATTGTATATGGTTTGCGTTTGCGCAGGGCAGGAAATGAAAGAGACGACGGCTGTGAGATGTCTTTGATTGGCACGCTCGCATACCAATAACCTCACTAAAGAGGCTAAAAAGGCTCAACTTTATTACGATTACGAGCGCCCCGACACTTTGGAGAGTAGAATCCTTGAACTATGCAAGGAGAATGTTGAAATAAAACTTGCCCTCGCCGAGCTTGGAGAAGCACAGGAAAAAGATAATACCGATACACACTTAGCTCTGACCGAGGTTGCAGAAACTCAAGAAAAAGACATTACCAACATGCAGATGGCTCTTGCCGAACTAGGAGAGATGAGCGAAGGAGGTGGGATGTAATGGTAATCATTTATTGCGACTTGATTAAAAAGGCATTGAAAACAATCGAAGATGTTCCAAAGCGCTGGAAAGCAGCCGTACAGGAAAAGCTGGAGCAAGAAGCATAAGTGCCACTCCATAGAGCAGGCGCTTTTTTCACGCCCTCGGACACCTTCCGGGGGCTATTTCACGCAAAGGAGGGACCACACATGGAAAGACTGGACGTCTTATTAAAATCAGTCTTTGCGGCGGCGGGCGGGACGGCGGCTTTTTTGTTCGGCGGCTGGCCGGCGCTGCTGCAAGTGCTGCTTATCATCGTCGCGATTGATTACGTGACGGGCGTGATGGCGGCCGGGGCCGAAGGGCGGCTGCGCAGCAGCATCGGGCTGATGGGCATCGCGCGCAAGGTGTTTATTTTTTTCGTCGTGGCGGTGGCGCATCAGGTGGACAGCGTGCTGGGGGACCAGCATTTGCTGCGCGACGCGACGATTTTTTTCTATTTGGCCAATGAGCTGCTGTCGATCATTGAGAATGGCGGCCGCCTGGGCGTGCCGCTGCCGCCGGTCATCAAGCAGGCGGTCGAGGTGCTGCGCGGCAAGGGCGAGGTTCGCGACAAGAACCAGTAAGCGCGGTTCGCTGCCGCCAACGGAGGCCGCGAGATAAACTGAGCGTTCAAAAGGCCGGTTTTGCTCCGGAAAGGGGGCGGATTGCCGGGCTTTTTGAACAGCTATCCGAAGGGGAGGAATGACGAAGTGACTCCGCAGACGACTCTTATGGAACGTGTTCGCAAGGAATTGTATCGCAGAGCCTGGAGGCTGCAATACCGGGCCAAGGCGGACCGCCACCGCGAGATCCCATGGAGGGCGGAATCCTTCGCCGCTCCCGATTTCACGGCGCAAGCCGACAACCGCATGCTCGTTCGGCAATTGCTGCAGGAGCTGCCCCGCGACAAGGGTCGGGTTATTCTATACAGCCTGTATATAGAGAACGAGACAGAGGTTCAGATTGCGAGGAAGCTGAATCTGAGCCAGCAGGCGGTGAGCAAATGGAAACGCAAATCCCTTCACCGGTTATGTCAGAAGCTGAGTTCGCTGAATGGCTGA